GCCATAGCTTTGCCCTAGGCCGTTTTGGGCATCTCGGGCGGTTGGGAGTCCCTGTGGGCTCTGGGTGCCGGGGCGCTTGTTCCGCTTTCTTCCCGGTCCTGCATCTTGCCAAGGGGCCAACGCGCCGTCTTGATGATCCGGATATAGCAGCGCATTGACGCTACGTCAACACATAAACGACGCGGCACACGAAAATAATTGACGCAGCCGCAAATGTGCGCTATGTGTTGCTTATGGCAAACGATATTCGAGAGCGCGTGCGGCGTGTCGCCAAGTCCCAGCGGCGATGGGCCGATGCGACCGGGCAGAATTACGAGCACGTCTCCCGCATCATGACGGGGCGCTATGATGTGCCCGATTGGTGGGAGCCGATGCTAGAGCTTCTGGAATCTCTGCCGCCCAAGGATTGGCCGGAAAGGTGGACGAAATGAGCATCCCCATCGAATGGCTGATGCACGCCCCGGCAAAGGACATCGCCGCCAAGGCCCTTGGAAGCCTCGACACGCACGCCAAGAACGACGCAGAACGGCTCGAATTGATGACAAGCATCATAATCGCTGTGCGGGAGTCTGCCAGCGCCGCCCTCCTCGAGCGGCTTGTAGATTTTCTTGAGCCGTCAGCAATGCGGGAAAAGCAACACTAGATGTTGCACAACCGCTTGACGCCAAGGCGCAAATATACGATTTTGTGTTAGCGTATCGCGTAGGTGGGTCAAAAATAGACCGACGCGCCCAAAATAAATTGCGCGAGCCTACTGAACGCAACGACCGGCTCGCGCTGTTGGTGTACGATACGCCGACGCGGAACCATCCAAAGCAACAACCACTCAACAGCCCCAATCTACGCGCCCGAGGGTGAACCGATGATGAATCAGGTTCTCGCCTATGTCGTGGCGCTGCTGGGCATCATCTTAATATTTGTGGGGATAAAGGCGCTCCGCCCATGACCGCAGATTCCATCCTCAACGAAGTCACCAAATGGACCAAGCGCGCCGGATCACTGGCGCTGCTGTTCATTGTCGCCGCCATGCTCGTGGAAGCTGCCGCTAAGCTGTTTGGCATCGGCATCAACTTCCGCGCCCCTGGCTGGGATCAGGGCACTGCCATCACCATTGCCGCGCTCGCCTATGCATTAGGGCGAGGGTGACATACTGACCACGAAACCTAGTCCAGCGTTCTACAAGGGGCTTCGATATGATTTATATCGAAGTATATCAAACTCATGGCACGAGGCGGATGGCGACCGGGGGCAGGTCGTAAGAAGGGCGCGCTGAATAAGCGCACACAGGAAATTGTGGCAGCGGCAAAGAGCGACGGCATTACGCCGCTCGAATTCCTGCTCGCTACCATGCGGGACGAAAGCCGAGACTACGCGCAGCGCTTGTCCGCGGCAAAGGATGCAGCGCCCTACATGCACCCACGGCTGGCCAACGTCGAGGTCAAGGGCGATGCTGAAAGCCCGTTGGAGATCATAACGCGCATCGAGCTGGTCGGTGGCCACAGTTCAGATTGAGGTTCCACCCAAGCTCGTGGATGTGTTCGCGGGCGGCGCCGATGTCAGGGGAGCCTACGGCGGGCGTGGCTCGGGTAAGACGCGCACTTTCGCCAAGATGACGGCGATACGCACGTACATGTGGGACATGGCCGGGCGTGAGGGGATCATTCTCTGCGGTCGCCAGTTTATGAACAGCCTGGACGATTCCTCGATGGAGGAAGTCAAGGCGGCGATACGGTCCGAGCCGTGGTTGCATGCCCATTTCGAAATAGGCGAGAAGTTCATTCGCACGAAGTCGAAGCGGATCAGCTACAAATTCGCTGGCCTTGACCGCTCGCTGGATAGCATCAAGTCGAAGTCACGTATTCTGCTGTGCTGGGTGGATGAGGCCGAGCCCGTCACCGAGGAAGCCTGGATCAAGCTGATCCCGACGCTGCGCGAAGAAGATAGCGAGCTATGGGTGACGTGGAACCCTGAAAGCAAGCGATCACCGACGCATAAGAGGTTTCGCGAGGGTCCGCCGGATCCACGGGTGAAGATCACAGAGATCAACTGGCGCGATAACCCTTGGTTTCCCTCCGTCTTGGAGCGCACGCGCCAGCGCGACAAGGTGGCCCGCCCAAATCAGTATGGCCATGTGTGGGAAGGCGAGTTCGCGACCGTGTTCGAGGGCGCGTATTACGTCAAGGAACTGATCGACGCCAAGGACGGCGGGCGGATTTGTGCCGTTGGCCGTGATCCGGCGTTGCCCGTCCACACGGCATGGGACTTGGGTGTTGGTGATTCGACGGCCATCTGGTTCTTCCAAGTTGTCGGGTCGGAAATTCGGGTCATCGACTTCTACGAGAACCATGGGCAGGGCCTCCCGCATTACGCGAGCGTGCTCGACGCCAAGGGCTACGCTTACGGCGATGATTGGGTGCCGCAAGACGCTAAGGTGAGGGAGTTGGGCACCGGGCGAACCCGTGTCGAGACGCTGCAATCGCTGGGGCGCAAGCCGCGTGTGGTGCCCGCGCATCGCCTGGACGATGGCATTAACGCCGTGCGCGAGACGCTGCCGCGGTGCTGGTTCGATGGCGAGCGCACGGATTACGGCTTGGACGCGCTCCGCCAGTATCGCAGCGAGTACGACGAAAACGCCGCTGTGTTCCATGACAAGCCACTGCACGATTGGACATCGCACGCCGCCGACGCCTTCCGCTACCTGGCGATGGCGTGGAAAGAAATGACGCCGCAGGCGACGAAGCCACCACCAAAGACGGAATTGGTCCTTCAAGCGGACGCATCAGGGCGCGTCACCGCGAACATGAGCGTCCGCGAGATCATCGAATTGAAGCGAAAGAAAAAGCTAGCCAATGGCTGAAACGATAGGCGAAATCGAGTCGGAACGCGATGCGATGGCCGAGGGCCGCTCGTTCGTGGATCTCTGGCTGTCCAAGATCGAGCGCGCCAAAGAGGATCTGAAGCCGTGGCATGAGAAGGCCGATGAAGCCGTCGTAGCCTATGAGGCCGGCGACCCGAAAGACAACACCAGCGTCAAGCCGTCGTTTAACATCTTTCACTCGTCGGTCGAGACGAAAGTCCCGGCGCTCTACAATTCGACACCCATACCCGACGTGCGCCGGCGCTACGGTGACGCCGATCCGGTGGGCAAGCTCGCCATCGACGTGATCGAACGCGGCCTGTCGCATGCGCTGGATCAATACGATTTTGATACGGCCATGACCGAGGCCGTCAAGGACGAAGACATCACGTCGCTGGGCCAAGTCCGGGTGCGCTATTCTGCGGATTTCCTGTCGGATGGCGTCACAAAGGCATATGAGCGCGTGACCTGCGAGCACGTCACGTGGTCAAAGTGGGGCTACGGCATGGCCCGCCGCTGGGAGGATGTGCCGTTCGTCTGGTTCGAGCATGATCTGTCGAAAGACGACATCGCACGGCTCGGCGTTGAGCCGGAACGCGTCAAGCGCATGGGCTTCTCGACGGCGGAAAAGGATGACGACGACGACGACGCGGTGCGCGGCATCCTGAAAACCATCTGCGTCTATGAGGTTTGGGACCTGGCCACGCGATCGGTGTTTTTCCTGACCGAGCAGGACAAAGAGCAGCCGTTGAAGGTAACCGACGACCCGTTGGGGCTGGACGGCTTTTTCCCGGTGCCGCGCCCGTTGATGGCGCTGCGCAAGCGGGGCCGCCTGGAGCCGCGCACGGCCTACCACATACACAAAGACCTGTTCGATGAAATCGACAAGATCACGAAGCGCATCAATCGACTGGTCGCCATGCTCAAAGTGCGCGGCGTCTACAATTCGGCGCTGAAGGCCGACCTGTCCGAGCTGATGAAGGCCGATGACGGCCAATACATCCCGGCGGATGATGCCTCGGTGCTGGCGCAGGGCGCAGGCGGTCTCGACAAAGCCATCGTGCATATGCCGCTGGACCAGATCATTCTTGTTTTGCGTGAACTGCACGGGCAGCGTGAGCAGACCAAGGCGCTGATCTATGAGGCGACCGGCATCAGCGATATTCTGAGGGGCGCGACGGACCCCAACGAGACATTGGGCGCCCAGCAGATCAAAGCGCAATGGGGTAGCCAGCGTGTCCAGAGCCAGCAGCGCGAAGTCGCCAGGTTTGCGCGCGACTTGCTGCGCATGAAGGCGGAACTGATCGCGACGAAGTTCTCCGCGGCGACGTTGCAGCAGATGACGCAAATCCCGTCGAATGAGGACGAGCAGCAGCTTTGGCCGCAGGTGGAACAATTGCTTCGCTCCGACGATATGCGCTCTTACCGGATCGACATCGAGACGGATTCGACCATACAAGCCGACATGGCGCGCAGCCAGGAGCAGATGAATTTGTTTCTGGCCGGCACGGCGCAATACGCACAAGCCATGCTGCCGCTGGTCCAGGCCGGGCCGCAGTTGATGCCGCCCGTGATTGAGATTTATGCGGCGTTTGCACGCAAGTTTAAACTCGGCAAACAGGCTGAGGACGCGCTCGATAAGCTGTCGCAGATGGCGCAGGCGATGGCGCAAGAGGCGATGCAGCCGCAGCCCGATCCCGAGCAGCAGAAGGCCGAGGCCGAGGCCAAGGCGCGCGAAGATGAGATGGCCATGAAGCGCGAAGGGCATCAGATGGACATGCAGGCCAAGGTCATTGATCTGCAAGCCAAGGAGCGCAGCGCTCAGATCGATGCAGCATCAAAGGAACACAGCGCTGCGATGGCGGCCCAAACAGCGCAGATGAAGGCTGCGCTGCCGCCACAGGGGGGCGATCGGCTATGACGACCTACGTCTGGCGCAACGGCGATTTCGTGGATAAGCGCACGGGCAAGCCGATGGAAGTCAAAGCCGGCCCGATCTGCGCGCCTATGGTGATGAGCGATATTCCAGAATATCACAGCCCGATTGACGGGCGCGTGATCGGCTCGCGGTCGGAGCGCCGCGAGGATTTGAGGCGTAATAATTGTTTCGAAGTGGACCCGCCCCGTAAGCCGCGCGGGCTCAAAAATCCAGCGTTCGCGAAAAAGCACGGCCTGCCCCTGAACGAAGAACTGTTTCACGCGCAGCCCAAGGCGTACCGCGACAAATTTCAACCGAAAGACTGAGAGTCCAGCATATGAGCGATCTTGCCACGTTGGAGCGCGAAGCTCCCGCGACCGATGCCGCATTGCCTCGCCGCGCTCCTGCGCCCGAGGCCAAGGAAGAAACGGCCGATAAGCCTGAGCAGGGCATTGACGACCGCAGCGAGGAAGCCCGCGCCGAAGCGGAATTGAATGACGATCTGCGCAAGGTGTATCGCAATGCCAACAAGCCGGCGCAGGAGCGCGGCGAGGATGGCAAGTTTTCTGCTAAGGACCAGAAGCCGGCGCCGGCCACGAATGCCGAGCCTGAAACTGACGCCAAAACGGAACCGACTGAGGCCGAGCCGAAAGAGGCGGTGAAGGGCGGTGAGCCGGCGAAAGAGCCGGCGAAGGCCAAGCATACGGTGCCGGATCGCTGGAAAAAGATAGAGGCCAAGTGGTCGGCACTGCCAGAGGACGTGCAGAAAGATTTGTCGGATTTGGCGTTGGCCGACCGGCAGGAGATCTCACGGCTCGGCAAGGACGCCGCTAACTTCAACAACGTCCGGCAAATGCTGGACGGACATCGCGGCTATCTCGAGCAAGTGCAGAAGGCGACGGGCAAGGCGCCGCTGCAATTCCTGAACGAAGTCGTGGCCGGCGCGCGCCAGTTGGATGCCGACCCCGAGGGAGCGCTTGCCGACTTGGCCAATGCCTATGGCGTAAAGCCTGAGCGCTTGATGCAGCGTCTCGGCGTCCAGGCCGGCCAACCCGATGAGTTCGCGCAGTTGTTCAACGATCCGCGCGTTGACTCTCTTGAATCCGAGGTCCGGCGCTTGACCGGCCTTCTGGAGCAGCAGCAGCAACATCAGGAATCCGCACGGCGGGCTGAACGCCAGCAACGGCAAACCGAGATGGAGCAGATGATTGATGCGTTCGCCGCCGACAAGACCGATTTCGCGGAACTTGCACCGGCGATCTTCGCCAACGTTTCCGTTCTGCGGCATCAGAACCCGTCCTTGGCGCCCGCCGACGTACTTGAGCAGGCTTACGACGCCGCGCGCTGGAGCCATCCAGCAACCCGCGCAAAGCTTGTCGAGGAACAAAAGGCCGCCGCTGAAAAGGAACGGACGGAACGCGCGAAGAAAGAAGCCGAAGCCGCGCGTAAGGCGGCATCCATCAACGTCACATCCCGAACAAATGGGGCCGTCTCAGGAAATCTTGATGACGACCTACGGTCAATCTGGAGGCGTATGAACGCCTGAAAGGATAGAAAACAATGTCATCCCCCAACAGCGTGTTTACCGCGATGGTCTCCACGACCATGCGGAAGCACTATAAGAAAGTGGTCGATAACGTCACCAAGCACAACGGCTTGCTGACGGTCATGAAGAACAAGGGCCACATCAAGACGGACGCGGAAGGCGGCTATGAGATCGCGATTCCGCTGAGCTACGCAGAGAACAGCACATATCAGCGCTACTCCGGCTATGACACACTCAATATCGGCGCGTCGGATGTGCTTTCGGCCGCCAAATACGATTGGAAACAGGTGGCGCTTCACGTCACCGCCTCGGGTCGCGAACTGAAGATGAACCGTTCCGAGGAACGGATGATCAATCTTGTGAAGGCGCGCACGGACGTTGCTATGGCGACGGCGGCCAACAACATGTCGATCGACATCTATTCCGATGGCGCTCTCCCCAATCAGATCGGCGGCCTGGGCTCGCTCATCACGTCGGATGGTACGGGCACTGTCGGCGGCATCGTGGCCGGCACCTATACGTTCTGGAAAAACAAGTTCAAGGAGATCTCTGGAACGGGTGCGACGTTCGCGACCATGAAAACGGCCATGAACGACCTTTGGTTGTCCACCACGCGCGGCAACGACAAGCCCGACATGATCGTGCTCAGCCATGATTTCTATTCCATCTATGAGGGCGGGTTGCAGGACTTGCAGCGCTACGGCGATGCCAAAATGGCCAAGCTGGGCTTCGACGCGCTCAAGTACAAGTCGGCGGCGGTCATATACGATGACAACACCAACTTCGGAACGACCAGCGAGACCGGGTATTTTCTCAATACGGATTACCTCTGGCTGATCGAGCATCCCGAAGCACGTTGGACCGAGGACGACCAGAAGGTTCCCGTCAACCAGGATGCGGTCGTTGTGCCGATCTACTGGATGGGCAACATGGTCACGTCAAACCGCTCGCTGCAAGGCAAGCTCATGGATGCGTCGTAAGGCGACGGGATAGGAGATCACCACAATGTGGATCACTGGAATTGATGCCGACCGCGTGGACACCACGCAGGAATACGCCCTTGGCACCCTCGGTGCCAATTGGCAGGACGGCGCCTTCAAGGTTTTCAAATACGTCCAGTACGTCGAGGGCACGGGCGCCCTCGATCTGGCCGCGGGCGATGTCGTCTATTACGTCGATGTCACCGGCTACGGCGCAAACACCGTCACGGCGGATGTGTCGGACGCAACCGGGTCCGAGATCGGCGCCGGCGTGGCACAGGCCGCCGTGACCGCAAACAGCTCCTATTTCTGGGTGCAGATCAAGGGGCCTGCGACCGTCTCAACGACCATCGGCGGCACCGCCGGTGACGGTGATCCGCTGACCTGCGTCGGCGCTGCCGACAAGGCCCTGACCAAGGCGGCAGAGAGCGACACGGCGGCTGTATATAAGGCCGTCGTGGCGATTGCCGTCGATGCCAGCGCCCTGGAGATCATCTGCGATTTCCCGTTCTAATCGTGCAACGGGCGGGATCTGCGGCTCCCGCCCTCTTTCGGCATCGTCCAGCGTCAACCCTTCAATGAGGATCACATGACCCCCGCTCCGTTTCGCATTCTGAAATTCTGGACCACCTACACGCCCAAGGACGACGGCACCATGAAGGCCGTTGACATGGTGTCCTATTGCCCGATCGGGCAGGCCGATCGCCATGTTGTCGTTGAGGCCGTGTCGCGGCTCGCCAAAACGCGCCCGCTGGTGCCGGGCTCAAATGACATCGCCACTGAAATGGCTCACGCGCGCTGGTCCGTGATCGAGCCCGCCTATCGCGCATGGAAAGACGGCCAGGACATGCCCTTGAACGGCACACCGCTTGGCGCATGGCCGCAACTCAATGCCGAACAGGCCGAAGCACTGCGCACGGCCGGGCTGCGCACGGTCGAGGAAGTCGCGGGGCTTGGCGATGATGTGCTTTCCCGCGTCAATCTGCCCAACGCGCGTGATTTGCGCACCGTGGCGAAAGCCTATCTCACGGCGCGGGATCAGGCGGCTGCGTCCAGCGAATTAATCGCCATGAAGCGCGAAAACGATGACATGCGGTCGCAGTTGGAAGATATGCGGCAGATCATTCTGAACATGCAGCAAGGCGACGGTGACCCGGACTTGACAGAGACCGGAGAACAGGCCCCGCGACGGCGTGGCCGTCCGCCCAAAGCGACCACTGAGGCCACGGCATGAGCCTATTGACGTTTTGCCAGGATGCCGTCGAGCGGTGCGGCGTCTTCGCCACGCCAAGCGCCATTGTCGGGTCGTCCAATGATGGCGCGAAGCTGCTGTTTCGTCTGGCCAATCAGGAAGGCCGCGAACTGTCGCGCCGGCATCCCTGGCAGCGTCTGATTAAGGAGATCACATTCACGTCCACGGCGGAAGCGGCAGAGATAGCAGTCGCAGATTTCCGATGGATTGTGCCGGGAACATTCTGGAACCGAACCACGCTGCATCCAGTCAATGGACCGCTGACGCCGCAGGAGTATCAAAGCCACGTCGCCAACGTGTCGGTCTACACGACGGATCACTGGCGCTTGCGCGGCGACACGCTGACGATCCTGCCGACGCCGGATGCGGGCCACCTGTTTGCGTTCGAGTACATCTCGGCCTATTGGGCGGGTGGCGCGGCGGATACCGCGCCGACGCAAGATGCGTTCGAGCAAGACACCGACATCACGTTTTTGGACGAAGAACTGCTGACGTTGGGGCTCGTCTGGCGCCTGCTGCGGTCCAAGGGCCTTGATTACGCAGAGGCGTTCCGAACCTATGAAGTCGAAGTGACCAAGATGATGGGGCGCGACGGTGGCCGGCGCATGATCGACGCCACGGAAGGCGAGCGGGTGTTTAAGCCGCGGGCGCCGATGCCGCCGGGCGGGAACTGGCCGCTGTGAGTGCATCAGCCGACGCCCGCACCATCAATCTCGTGCATTATCCCTCGGGCGACAGCACGGACCCGCGCGAATTGGGCACCTATCTGGACGGGCTCGATACGGCGATTGCGGCGGCTGCCACGGCACTGGCAAGCACCGGAAACGGCGATGGCGCCTCGCTGATCGGCATCGAGGACAGCGGCGGGCTCATCACGGCAACGACCGTTGAGGGCGCCTTGGCGGAAAACCGCACCGCCATTGATGCGCTGGAAGCCGGCCGCGCAGTTCTGACGCAGACGTGGGAGCAATCCTGGCTGATCGAGGCGCCAGAGGCCAAGGATTACCGTGTTGTGGTCGATGCGGCGGTGGCGCGCACGATTACCGAAGTGACGACGATCTGCACCACGGGCACATGCACGTTGACGGTCAAGATAAACACCACGGCCTTGGGCGGCACGGCCAACAGCGTATCCACCACGGAGCAAAGTCAGGCGCATTCGACATCGAACGCGGTGGCGGCGGGTGATGACATTGTGCTGACTGTTTCCAGCGTGAGCGGCGCTGAGATGGTGTCTGTGAAGCTCTCTGGCACGCTGAGCTTGGCCGCGTCATGACTGTTATCTTTCCCGGCGCGATTATCGGCGGCTTTTCAGCGACGGGTGTCACCTACGACGGTACGAACGATTATTTGAAGAAGGGTACTGAGTTGACCGGTCTCGCAGATGGCAAGGTCGGAACTATCAGCGTGTGGATCAAGGTGGACGCCGCGCAGGAGGGAACTACGTTCATCCTGCTACAGAACGGCACGGACACCGCCGACTTTCGGTTTCGGGTGCAGGCCGCATTTACCGGGTTTTTGCAGCTTGATGCAAGTGACTCAGGCGGCTCCGCAGCCGTAACTATGAGAGAGGACACCGAATACCTGCTCGACAACGCTTGGCATCACTATCTTTTCGCGTGGAATGCAGCCAACAGTGCGCAGTGCAAGGTGTATGTCGATGGCGTGGACCGGACGCATATCACGACAGTCTCAGACCGCACGATTGACTACACGCGCGGCGAGTGGGCGGTGGGCGGGCGCTACAGCGACGGCTTCGGCAAGCTTGACGGCGACATGGCCGAGCTGTGGTTTGACACGACCTATCTCGACATCACGGACGCCGCCGTGAGGGCCAAGTTTGCCAAGAATGGCAAGCCGGTGAGCCTTGGCTCAAATGGATCGAAGCCAACGGGCAGCGCGCCGATGCTCTACTTGCGCGGCGGTGCTGCGAACTGGGGCACGAATTACGCCGGAACCGGCGACTTTACGGTTGTCGGCGCCTTTGCCGACTCCGCAACAAAACCGAGCTATTGAGACCATGCTGACCATGCGCCAACCCCTGCGGGACAGCCGGAAGCGCGGCGAGATCGCGCGCCCGCGCACCACGCCCGCCCCGGTTGGCGGCGTCAATGCCGTATCGGCCTTGGCCTCGATGCCGAAAGAGGACGCGGTTAGCCTGCTCAACTGGTTTCCGCGTCCCGACAGCGTGGAAATCCGGCGCGGGCAAAAAGTGTGGGCGACCGATGTCGGCACATCCGCGTCAGAAGTTGAGAGCCTGATGGTCTACAACGGCCTGACGGCCAACAAAATGTTCGGTGCCATTTCAACGACCATTTACGATGTCACAGCCAACGCGGCGGCAACATCGGCGGTGACGACACAGACCAATGGGCGCTGGCAGCACGTCAATTTCTCCAACGAGGCGGGCAATTATCTGCTCTGCGTCAACGGCGCCAACGCCTACCGCTCGTTCGACGGCACGAGCTGGGACACACCTACCGTCACCGGCTTTTCCGGCTCCGACGCCATCCACATCAACGTGCACAAACGGCGCGTGTGGTTTGTTAAAAACCAGAGCGCGGAAGCCTACTATCTTGCTGTGGACGCGATTGCCGGCGCAGCGACCAAGTTTGACTTCGGCCCAGTGTTTTCCGATGGCGGCTATCTGATGGGCACCGCCACATGGACACGTGACGGCGGCGCGGGTTCCGACGACGTGCTGGTGGCGATATCGAGCGCGGGCCAGGTGGCGCTTTATTCAGGCACCGATCCCGACAGCGCCTTGACGTGGGATCTGGTCGGCGTGTTTCGCGTCGGCGCCCCGATCGGGCGGCGCTGCTTTACCAAGTGGGGCGCCGATCTCGTCATCCTGACGATCGACGGCGCCTATCCCCTGTCGAAGCTGCTGAGTGTCGATGCCGCCGAGCGCGATCGCGTTGCGCTGTCGCGCAAGATCGGCCCGGCGCTGGCGTCGGATGCGCGCGCCTTCGGGTCCAATTACGGATGGGAGCCGATCGTCTATCCAAGAGGCACGCGGCTCATTGTCAACGTACCGACCATTGAAAACAGCGTGGCGCGGCAATGGGTGATGAACACGTTGACCGGGGCCTGGTGCGAGTTCGACGCGCACAACGCCAATTGCTGGGCCGTGTTTAACGACAAACTCTATTTCGGCACGAGCATCGGCACCGTGGTGCAGGCCGATATCGGCTCGGTGGACATCGATAAAGAAATCGTTGCCGTCGGGCAGACCGCCTATGATCCGCACGGCAGCGCGCACACCAAGCGGTTCGTGCTGTCGCAACCGCTCATCACGTCGGAGGGCGCCAACCGGCCCTCGATCGGCATCAGCGTCGATTTCGAAGAAACATCGCGCATGACGACGCAGACCGCAACGCAGACGACCGGGGCAACGTGGGACGGTGGATTTACCTGGGATGGTGGCGCGGTGTGGGGCGGATCTGACGTGCTGCAAATCAACGACTGGTTGTCACAATCGGCGCTCGGCAAATTCGCCTCGATCCGCTTCATAGCCCGCACGGGCTCGAACCTGACGGCGAACGACGGTAACGACGAGGTGATGCGGATCAACGGCTTTGTGCTGCTTGCCGAACAGGGCGGATTGCTATGAGCGCGCTGGTCTATGGCCACGACGACACGTGTCTGGCGTGGCTGTACCAGCGGTGGGGCGGCGACATTGGCCGCGTGCCACAACTTGTGATCGGTATCACCGATGCCGGCGGCGTACTGCACGGTGCAATTCCGCTCTGGCAGGAAAACGCCTGGACCTGGGAAATGGGTTTGTATTCGGAAGGCGTTGTGTCGCCGCGCATCACGCGGGAGTTCTTCGCGGTGGCGTTCTGGAATTTGGGCGCGCATCGCCTACAAATGAAAACCGAGAAATCGAACAAGCGCATGTGCCGTCTGGCCCCGAAACTCGGTTGGACCTACGAAGGCACGGCGAAAGACTACTACGGAACCGGACAGCATGCCGTCTGCTTCGGCATGACCCCTCACACTTGCCGCTGGATCAAACGCCATGAAATCATCCAAGCCGCCCAAGTTTAACGCCGACAAGGCGATCAGCCAAAGCAATCAGCAGAACACGGCCAACGCCTATCAGAACGCGGCGTTCAACCGGGTCAACCAGACCGACCAGTTCGGCAACACGCTGAATTACAACCAGACCGGCACGGACGCCCAGGGCAACCCGATCTTTTCGGCAACGCAGGGCCTGGGCGCCACCGGGCAGCAGTATGCGGGCGGGCTGGCGCAGCTCGGCCAGAGCTATTTCAACGGCGCCCAGAACATGCTCGCCAATCCGTTCGACGGCACGTCGCAGGGCGCGTTCGATCAGGCCTATAACTACGCTTCCGCCAATCTGGAACCGCGCCTGGAACAGCAGCGCGCCGCGCTCGATACCCGGCTCAGAAATCAGGGCCTCAGTTCCACGTCGGCGGCGTACCGCACGGCCATGAACGATCTGGCGTTGCAGGGCAACGAAGCCCGCAACAACCTCGTCACGGGCCTCCAAGGACAGTTGTTCAATCAGGGCTTGCAGGGCCGTCAGCAGCAGGTCAACGAACTGACCGGGCTCACGGCGCCGGGGATGCAGTTCGGCAATGCCGTGCTAGGCGGCAATTATGTCAACGTACCGGGCGTCAACGTGCAGAACACCGATGTCGCCGGGCTCTACGGCAAACAGTACGAATCGCAGTTGGCGGCATGGCAGGCCCAGCAACAGCAGCAAAACGCGATGCTCGGCGGACTGGCCTCGCTCGGCGGCTCGATCCTTGCCGCGCCGATGACGGGCGGCACGTCGCTTCTGGGCGCCGGCCTTGGCAAGATCGGAAATCTGTTTGGTGGGCGTGACCAGGGGCTGGGCTCTTGGGGTGCAACCGTGACGAGGGCCTGATGACACCAGACGAGATTGCATGGCGGCTGAAGTACGGCCAGGACACGCTGTCGGCTGGACGCCAGCAGGCCGCCAACCCCCAGCATTGGACGCAGGCGCTGGCCGGCGCCTTGCAGATGGGGATTGGCGGGCACTACGGCGCCAACGCGCAATATGAGACGGCGCAGGGCAAGGCCGGGGCCAACAAGCAATTGGCCGATCTGCTGGCCTCCGGCGCCGATCCGCGCACCGCAGCGGCAACGCTGATGGGCAACCCGTGGACCGCCGAACAGGGCCAGAAGCTGGCAATGCAGGAAATGGACCCGTTGACGGCGCTCGACCGGCAAAAGGCGCAGTTGGGCATTGACCAGATGCGGGCCGACGCGGCGCTGGACCCGTTGCGGCGGCAGAAGTTGCAAATGGAAATGGACGCGCTGCGCCAGGATCGCGAACAGATGAATGCCGTCAATGGCATGTTGACCGGAAGCGCACCGCCCGCCGTCGCACAGCCGGCCAATGTGCCCACTGAGGGCGTTGGCCGGTTTGCCCAGCCCGCCGTGGCGCCGTCCGAACCAACGATGACCATCGGCAATCGCAAACTGACGCTGCCGCAGGCAATGCAGGCCGCCACCGTGCTGGCCAAGCGCAATCCGGCGATGGCCAAATACATCATGGATGAGGTCAAGCGCGCGCAGGTGGAGCCCAAGCTACTCGAAATGGGCATCGATCCGGCGAGCGCCGAAGGCCAGACCTACATGCTGACCGGACGCCTGCCGGCCAAGGCTTATGAAAAGATGGCCAACGCGTCGAAGCGAACGGAACTGACCGGTAAGGTAGACGCCGGCTTGACCAATCTTCTTGAGACGGCCAAGACCGCCAACGATACATCATTTGAGAGCGCACTCGGACCGTTCCAGGGTTCGACGCCGGATAGTCTTGCCGGTGCCGTTCCGATCAATGTCGCGCGCGTGTTCGGAGAAGTGGCCAATTTCTTCGGCGGCGGCAACGTGAGCCCGAGCGAAGTGCGCTCCAACATCACGGGGGCCACCGAAGCGCTCGCCGCTGCCATCAAGCCATTGATTCGTGGCCCCGGCGAGGGACCATGGACCGACGCCGACCAGGCCCGGTTGGTGTCGATCGTTGGCGATCTGGCGCAAGCCCGCGACAAAGCCGAGTTCCGGCGCCGCTTGAATGCGGTGCGTGACCGCGTGAAGGCCAACTTCGGTTTGGATCTGAAATTCGACGCGGGTGCTGGTGGTGATGTGAGCAGCCTGTCCGATGAGGACCTGATGAAAAGGCTCGGCCAATGAGCGACAAGCTGAGCCTTCTCATGGAAGCGGAAAAGCGTGGCCTCTTGAACCAGGAACAGGCCGCCTTGCTTCAGGAGGCGCGGCGGCGCGGGCTCGTTGCAAACCTGGACCAGAGCACGCCCCAGGTGCCGCAGGGCCAAGCGGGCCTGTCTTGGGCGGATGTGCCAGGACAGGCGGCGCAGAACCTTGGCGCCAGCGCCAAGCGGTTCGCCGATAACGTCACCTATCCGATCCGCCATCCCGTCGAGACGGCCACCGCGATCAAGGATATGGGCGTCGGGCTTGGTTCCAAGGCGCTGGAAGCGATCGGTTTCGAACAGGACCCGAAACGGCAAGAGGCGGTTGACGCCGTGGGCCGGTTCATCATGGACCGATACGGCAGTCTGGACGCCTTCAAGCAAACGCTGGCGACCGATCCCGTCGGGGCTCTGGCCGATATTTCGCTGGTGCTGACGGGCGGTGCCGCGGCGGCGGCCCGCCTTCCGGGTGCGGTCGGCACGGCCGCGCAGACCGTGGGCAGGGTCGGACGCACGCTTGATCCGCTGATGGCGGCGGGCAGGGCCGCAGGCAAGGCCGCGCAAGGTGCCGGCCGGTTCTCGGCGGCGGCCCTTGGTCTGACGACGGGCGCCGGCACAACGCCGATACAGACGGCGTTCCGCGCTGGCCGTGAAGGTAATGCGGCGTTCCTGCCGCATATGCGCGGGCAACGTCCCCTGGGCGAGGCCGTCGATATGGCCGAAAGTGCAGTCGGCGGTTTGCGGCAGGACCGCAGCGCGGCCTACAATGCCGGCATGCAGGGCGTGAGAACGTCGCAGGCCTATATCAACTCGTCACCGATCGCGGGCGTGATGACGCATGCCTATCATTCCGTTGTCCGCAATGGGTTCGTCAAGGACCCCAAGGCGCTCAAGGTGATTGAGGACGCGCGAGCCTTGTTTGACGATCTGATGCAACAGCGCGGCGGCCTTTTGACGATCGAGGATTTGGACGACTTCAAACAGGCGCTCTACAACGGCAGCAGTTCGCTGGAGCCGGGCTCGAATGCGCAGCGCGTGGCGCGCAACATGTCGAACGCCGTCAAGGCCGCCATCATCAAGATCGATCCGGAGTACGCCAGAACTATGGCCGACTACGGCCGCGCCAGCGACCAGATCAACGAAATGCGCCGCACGCTCTCAATCAACGAGAAGGCCACGACGGATACGACGCTGCGCAAGCTGCAATCCTCGCAGCGCGACAATGTGAATACGAATTTCGGACAGCGCCGCGCGCTGGTCGATGATCTGGCGCAATATGAACCCGACCTGCCCTATGTGCTCGCCGGCCAATCGCTGTCGGGTTTGGAGCCGCGCGGATTGGCCCGGGTCGGGACCGGGCTCGGGGCCATCTATGGCGCCGTGAACTTGGACCCGGCAGCTCTGGCCGTCCTGCCGCTGACCTCGCCGCGCGGCGTCGGGGAGGCCGCGCACGCAGCGGGCCGCGTGACGGGGGCCGTTGGGCGCGGGGGGGCTGCGGCGGCCAGAGCTGCCGGGCTTGATCGCCTGCCGCCTGCCACCTTGCCCGTCGCCGCGCGGGTGGCGCGCGTGGCTGGCGAGGGTGCGCAGGCCGCAGAACCCCTGCGGGGCAGCATGCAGCAGACCTGGACCGACAAATACAGCCAGGATGAATTGCGCCGGATGCTGGCGGAAGAACTTAGCCGCAGGTGAACACCCAGCGGCAGGTGCGTCCACTGGCGTCACACTGACATGTCGGCGTGCAGCCGAGCGGCGGCAACGGCGCCATGCCGCAGCCATAGGCGGTTTGCGTCGGCTGGCCAGTGAGCAGCACCAGCGCCACGATGATGTCTTTCATTGTTCCCGCGTCCCTCTAGATGGAGAATGCGATGCCTCGCAACGGCTCAGGCACCATGAGCGTATCTAACACGTTTTCGGCAGCGACCGAAATCAAGTCGTCGCCCATGAATGCCAATTTCACCGACATTGCCTCGGAAATCACCGGTTCGCTACCGCGCGATGGACAGGCCGCTATGACCGGCCAGCTCAAATCCGCCAACGGCACGGAAGGTGCCCCCGGCATCACATGGGGCTCGGATCTCGACACCGGCATTTACAGGCCATCCGCGGGCACGCAGGCGGTTGTCTCGGAAGGCGTGACGGTGGCGACGTTCGCGTCAACTGGATTGACGCTGGAAGAGGCCTTGCCGATCGGGTCCGGTGGCACCGGCGCGGTGCTGACAGACCCCGGCGCGGATCGGGTGCTGTTTTGGGACGACAGCGCCGGGGCGGGCGCCTGGCTCACAGTCGGCACCGGCCTTGAGATTTCGACCACGACGCTGGCGCTGTCGCATCTTGGCATTCAGAGCCTAGCAGACCCCAACGCCGACCGGATCATGATGTGGGACGATTCGGCGGGCGGCGCGCAATGGCTGGGGCTGTCGGGATTGACCATCACCGACACGACGCTCGCCGTCGATGCGGCGACAACCAGCGCGGCGGGCATTGTCGAGACGGCAACCAAAGCCGAGATGCAAGCTGAAACATCGGGCAAGTATCCAGACGCGGCCATACTTAAGAACCATCCCGGCATTGCGAAGTTTTGGGCTAAGGTCACGGTGACTGCTGGAACGCCTGCTGTGTCGGACTCCTACAACGTGACGAGCGTCACGGACGTTGATACCGGAGATTTAACGCTGACGATAGCCAACGACTTCGCGGACGCTGATTGGTGTTGTCATGTCAGCGTCAATCGCAATATCAGCTCGTCCAACGTTCCGTTGCACATCTACAGCCAAGCGGCGGGAACGGTCAGCGTGCGGTTGCGGAGTGGTGCCGATGGCAACCCGGCTGTTGATCCATCGGCCTGGTTTATCTCTGGATTTGGAGCGCTCGCCTAATGCTGATCTCATTTGATGTCGGCGGCAAGACTGCCGTCATGAAATACATGGCCGACGACACGTCGCAGGATGCCATCGCCGCAGAGATTGCCAAATCAGGGTTTGGGAGTCCGAAGTGGCGAGAGATAACGCAGGCAGATGCAGACGCCATCCGCGCTGCCCGCCCCAAGCCCGCCCCCGCGCCGCAGATCGCAACGGGCGGCATGGATACGGCGACCGCCACGGCGCTGGAACTGGTGCTGGCCAAGCTTGAAGCGATGGAAGCCTACATGACAACGCTCGATAACAAGATTGAGGCCGTCATTGACGCGACCTACGTCACCGACGTTGAGGGCGGCTGATGGGCATCACCATCGACTATTCGGCCATTGCGACGCCTGGCGTTACCGTTTCGACGGGTGTGTCGTCAGTCAACGACGAAACCGGCGCCGTCACGATCGACGCGACCGAAATCGACATTTCGACGTTGACGCCATCGAACTATTCACCGGTCTCGGCCTCGATCGAAGGGCACTTGACCGGCATTGACACCGCGCTCGGCGCCGTCGCCGATGCGACGTTGACCAGCCTCGCCGCGCTTGGCACCACCGCCGACCGCTACGCCTACACGACCGGCGTCGATACGTGGGCCGAGGGCACGATCACGAGTTTCGCGCGCACGCTGCTGGACGACGCCGATGCGGCGACGGCGCGCACGACGCTCGACGTGGATCAGGCCGGCACCGACAATTCGACGGACGTGACGCTGGCTGGCACGCTCGATTACCTGACGATCACCGGGCAGCAGATTACGCGCAACGCGATCGATCTCGCGGCCGATGTCACCGGGTCACTGCCCGCGGCGTCGGTATCGTTGGCCGACGCCGGCGGGCTCGTCACAGCAACCGATGTCGAAGGCGCGATCGCCGAAAACCGCACGGCGATTGACGCCATTGAGGCGGACTATCTGACGAGCGCCGCCATCGGGTCCACCGTGCAGGGCTACGACGGCGAGTTGGCAGCCTTGGCCGGGCTCACGTCGGCGGCGGACAAGGTGCCGTACTTCACCGGCGCGGGAACGGCGGGGGTGGCCGATTTCACCGCAGCGGGCCGGTCCATGTCTGGCGCTGCCAGCGCCACGGCGCAGACGGCCCTGCTCGATGCGTTTACAGGCGATGCCGGCGCGGGGGGCGTCAAAGGGCTGGTGCCGGCGCCGATCACCGGCGATGCCACCAAATTTCTGAAGGGCGACGGCACCTGGACGACGATTCCCGGCGGCGGTGATGCGCTGACAAGCTCCAGCCTGGCGCAGTTCGCAGCGACGACCAGCGCCGAACTGGCGGGCGTCGTCTCGGATGAGACCGGATCGGGCGCGCTGGTGTTTGCGACATCGCCGACGCTCGTCACGCCCGCCTTGGGCACGCCGGCGAGCGGCACGCTCACCAACTGCACGGGGCTGCCGCTGGCAAGTGTTGTGGACAGCACCACGGAAGCGTTGGGCGTCGGCTCAATCGAATTGGGCCATGCCACCGACACGACCATTGCACGAGTGTCGGCGGGTGTGATTTCAGTCGAAGGGTCCAACGTGCTTTTGGCCTCGGGGCTTGGATCGATCACGCAAGCCTATGATGTCGATACCCTGAAGGCCGACACAGCCGATGTTCTAACGGCGGGGTTTGCACAGACGCCCTATAGCGCCGGCACATTCTCGACTGGCACCTATACCCCGGACGAAGCCAACGGCAATCTCCAATATGCCACCAACAACGGAGCGCATACCCTTGCCCCGCCATCGAACAGCGGAACGATGATCGTGCTCTACGCCAACGGGGCTTCTGCCGGAGCAATCACCACGTCTGGCTTCACGATGGTCACGGGCGATTCATTCACGACAACTAATGGGCATGAGTTCCTGTGCTATATTACCAAGCACAACAACGGTTCGGCGTTCTCGCATCTCCACGTTACAGCTCTCCAGTAAGGGGACGCCATGATCAAGATTGGATATTCGCTCGTTGACGGGGCGAACAATGAAATCGATTCTAATGGTTCCCTGCCGTGGTCGCCCCCGCCTCCTGGCAAACCCAAGGGGCGGTTGGCCAGCTTTACCTCAGTTGGACAATCGGCAGATGGTTATACGGTGGTCGAGCGGTGGGCGACAGAACCAATCCATGCCCATCAGGTCCAAGGTTCGCCCTCTGTATCGTGGGATGGGGCAAAGATCGTCGTTGATCGAAACTGGACTGACAAGCCGATAGCCGATGTTGTGGCGTCACGGGTTCTGGAAATCAAAGCAATCGCCCAGCAGCGGATTGTTGCTCTTGTGGGGGCAACGGGTTTGCAGGACTGCCTTATCAAGCAACTCAACGCCAACATGCGGGCAAACGAACTCAAAGACGCACAGATTAATGGCGTCCTGACACCGGAAGAAGAAGCCGAAGCCACGGCGCTTCGCAATCTGGCAACGGCCATCAAGGCGATCAGGGCGCATTCCAATCAGCTTGAAGCCGACGTTGCAGCCCTTGCAACCGTGGCAGAAGTTGTGGCTTGGACCGATTCAGGGTGGCCGGCATGACGTTTCCGATGCCGATGTTCATGCCCGCGTCCGCTGGCGCGTTGACTTTTGTTGCGCATGGCGGGGGCACTGTTCGTTCAACCAGCTTTTCCATTACACCAAGCTCGGCAGGCGCGCAAAACGGCGATGTTATCATCGTTGCTGCAAGTTTCGAGACGCAAGGCCAAGCTATTACATCGCCTGGAATCATCACAGAAGTCGTAGATCAGAACGATTCAAGCGCTAATTCTCGTGCTTATCTCGGATATGGGACGATAACAGACGCAGCGTCCTCGCATACGTGGTCTTATGGCGGTTCTAACGGAATTTCTTATGCATATTCGATCTGGCGTAATGTTTCGTCTGTCTCTGGTGGTGCCCTCGTTACTGATAAAACTGGGGCCGCCGGTGCCGATACTTTCAGTGCTACGTTAACGGCAACATATATAAATGTCGTTGTTTTCGCGACAGTTGACGGTGGCAATTCAACCCCGGCGGCAAATACAGAAACGGCAACGTTTTCGTCTGGCGTCACGGCTCAAACAAGTGGATCTGGGTCGCATCTTGCGGAGTTATATTGGATGGTCGGGTATCACACGGCGTCCTCTACGGTCGGCTACACAACGGTTGCCGCGTTTCGTAGCGACATCAACCGCTTTTACATTTCAGTGAAATAGGGGGTTGGCATATGCGCATTCCGGCCAGCATCCGCAACAAAAACCCCGGCGCGATGGAGCCGGGGCCAAGCTCCAAGAAATTCGGCGCGACATCGCACGAGGTCTTGCGCTGGACGTACAAGGGCAAGCCTCAAACCAACAAGTGCGCGACGTTCCCAAGCCATCAGCATGGCGCGGCGGCGATGTTCGATCTTTTGCACCGCAAGTACACCGGCAAGACCGTGGAGCGGGCCATTGCGACGTGGTGCGGGAGCTATTACGCAGCAGGCTACGTCAAGGCGCTGGAGGGGGGCGGCGTCAAAGCCTCCGACGTGCTCACAAAGCCGCTGATCGAAAACCCAGCGTTCGCCGTGCCTTTGGCGCAAGCCATGGCCAAAGTGGAAGCCGGGAAGGATTACCCCATCACGGATGAGGATTGGCACGAAGCCCACGCGATGGCGTTCGGCGGAGCCGTTGCGCCGGAGTTCTCGCCTGAGAATGACGTGCCATCGCCTGGACCTGATGCGCGGCTGGCCGCAGAGATCAAGGAAAAGGCCAAGATCGGCGTTCCCGTCGCCGTTTCTGTGGCGGGCGGGGCCGTCGCCGTCCAGCCGGTTCCACCGGTTCCAATCCCGTCCGTTCCGGTTCCGCCGGATCTCGCGCCGGTTGCGGCTTGGAAAGTGTGGGGCTCAGAAGTTGGAACAATCGTCGCGTGGGGCTGGGGGAATCCCTATCTGGTCGGCGGGTGCTTGGCCGCTGTGCTCGGCATATGGTTCGGACCGGCGTTGCTGCGGAGGTTCGTCTAATGATCGGCATGCTTTTCCCGTGGTGGCGGATCATCGCGTCCGGTGCCGTTGCCACCGTGCTTGTATCAAGTTGCGTCGTGCGTGATCGCAATTTGGAGCAGCGCGGCGCGGCCAAGGTCACGTCGGCGCTTGCCAAGCAGACGGATGAGATCAATGCGAAAGTGCACAAGGCTCGCGCTGCTGCTCGTGCTCCCGGCGCTGTTGAGCGGGTGCGCGAGCGGTATTGCCGCGATTGTGAGTAACTGTAACGTGGGCAACGCCGTCAGCGTCTCGAAAAAGGACGTGCTGACCGAACAGACCGCCCAGGAAATCGACGCCAACAACGCAAGCCGGGAAGCCGCTGGGTGCGCGGCTAAGAGCTAGATGCCTGATGGAACAACATTCAAGCTGGCTGCCGTCGCTGCTGTCCTCGCTGCTGAGCGCGGAAGCCTCGCACCGCATGGAAAACAGGGTGACGCGCCTCGAAGTCCACAAGGAAGATCAAGAGCGGGCGAACTTCGCCATGCACCGCCGCGTGCTGTGGATCGAGCGGGGATTGCAGGCGGTGGTCACAGTGATGCTGACCGCGCTCGCCGTGCAAGGCCCCGACAAGGCCGAAGCGATCGCGAGGCTGCTTTTGAGCCTAGCCGGTCGATGAAACGGCGATGGAGGCTTATACAGTGGTACGCGGTCGGCGTGGCGCTGTTCCTCGTGGCGCTGGTCGTGGCCGATGTTCTGCGTATGACGCACCCATAGGCCGATGTGCTCTTTATACATTTCCAGATGCAAGCCGAACCTCCGGCTCGTCATTTTGTTGCGGCATATCTAAGGATTCGCTGGAAAGAACCCTAAACTGAGAAGTCTGCTCATCAACATTGACGCGGCCCCCGCGTTCAATGATAGGGAAGTCAATGACCGCCTCACGGCCCATTGCAAAAGCCAGCTCAGCGACGCGACCTAAAGTGATATCCTTTTGGCCACGAAGTTCCCTATTGACAACTGAACGGTGAACAGCAATTTCGCGGGCTATATCCGATTGTGTTAGGCCGCGAGCCTTAGCTTCCTCGGCCAGAGCTTTTTGTAGCGCCCTACGAACCGCCAGAATGAATCTGGCAGCAGCCCGTCTGCTAGGCGTAATCCCAATCTGAAACGACGGCATTGGGGTCGTCTCCCGGAACGTATCAAGATCGTTATTTGGTTGAGTTGCGGGCGTCGTACTCGGCAACAATATCTCGGTCTGGGATGACAATTCCCATCACTCCAGGTCTGTAGTTCTTTGCCCATGCGCCTGGCTCCCAGTGAGTCATGGCAACCAACTCGCCAGGGCGCTTATGAAGTAGATGTGCGCAAGCCTCGTCCAAAACCTCGCGCTCTGGTGAGATCGGGATGTACGGAGCCGAAAAGAATATGTCCTGGATAGGCCTGTCCCCGAACACCATGACCTTCTGATAAAGGTTGGGTTCGACGGGGCCGTAATCCCATGCCTGGAATTGAGCATCGATAAGACGCTGACCTCGGGTCCGCCCCATGTAGATCATGTGCGATAGGTATAATATCTTTTGCAGAGCTAAGTTTGTGACAGTGCTCCACTTTCCTAGTTCGCACACCCTTCGTGCGGCGGCAAACGGATGAACCGCCATGTGAACCTC